ACGGGCTACCGGAACACGGGCAACTGGAACACGGGCAACTGGAACACGGGCAACTGGAACACGGGCAACTGTAACACTGGCGACCGGAACACGGGCAACTGGAACACGGGCAACTGGAACACGGGCAACTGTAACACGGGCAACTGGAACACGGGCTACCGGAACACGGGCTACCGGAACACGGGCAACTGGAACACGGGCAACTGGAACACGGGCAACTGGAACACGGGCAACTGTAACACTGGCGACCGGAACACGGGCGACCGGAACACGGGCAACTGGAACACGGGCGACTGGAACACGGGCTACCGGAACACGGGATATTTCAACACCGAAACCCCGAACACGATCCTTGCATTCAACAAGCCATGCTCTCGCGAGGCGTGGGACGCTGCCGACAAGCCGGATTTCATTTTTTTCAACTTGACCGAATGGGTTCACGAAAGCGACATGACCGACCAGGAGAAGATCGACAATCCGACATTTTGCACCACGGGCGGTTATCTCAAAGCGCACGACTACAAGGAAGCGTTTCAGGCTGCATATGCCGAGGCGTCCGACGAGGACAAGGCCAAACTTCTGGCGCTGCCGAACTTTGACGCGGACGTATTCTACGAAATCAGCGGGATCGATGTTCGCGAGAAGCAGGCCGATTGCGAAGGGCGAATCGTTGAGATCGACGGCGTTAAATACACGCTCAAGCGATCCTAACACACAGAGGGAGATGAGCAGATGGAAACCAAATTTACGCCGGACCTTCTGAGGGAACACGCCGACTACATTCTGTCCGTTCCTGATTTCGTCGGTAGCCCGGATGCAATCGCGGACGCCCTTCGGTGGGGAGCCGACCAAGCGGCCATCAACGCCGATCTTCTGGAAGCGCTGGAGGCGATGCTGAATGAACATATGGCGCACCACAACAACCCGGTTCACGCATCAGCCCGCGCCGCCATCGCTCGGGCAACAGGAGAGGAATAGAGAGATGGACAACTCCATACGGCTGGCAATGAAGCGATCACGCGGCGAGCCGATCATTGACCGCAGCGAACAGGAAGTCAGCGACACCATCGACGCCAACTATCGCAAAGCCGTCCTCATGCTCCGGGATCGCGTCGAGGAAAACGGCGAACGCTGGCAGGACGCGATGCTCGAAGTCCAGATGCGTGTCCCCCTCGGCATGCATCAGGTGCACGAGATCGAGGACAAGGCGCGGGAAATGTACGGGCAAAAGGACGCAGCAGGATGAAATACGAAATCAAAAACCGCTTCACTGGCAAGGTTCAATTCACGGCAGAGATTGATTGCGCCGATGACGCCCCGACCAGTCTGAAAATCGGGCTTTCTGTGAAGTGGGCGCTTATGACCCGCGCGGACAAGGCCGGTGCGAACTTGGCCGATGCGAACTTGGCCGATGCGAACTTGGCCGGTGCGAACTTGGCCGATGCGAACTTGGCCGGTGCGTACTTGGCCCGTGCGAACTTGGCCGGTGCGTACTTGGCCCGTGCGAACTTGGTCGATGCGAACTTGGCCGATGCGAACTTGGCCGGTGCGAACTTGGCCGGTGCGTACTTGGCCGGTGCGTACTTGGCCCGTGCGAACTTGGCCGGTGCGTACTTGGCCCGTGCGAACTTGGCCGATGCGAACTTGGCCGATGCGGACTTAGTAGACGGCGGTCAACGCTCTGACGGTTATCGCTTCGTCGGCTGGATCAATGGTGGCGTTCTGCAAATCCGCGCCGGGTGCCGGAGCTTCAACATCGCGGACGCCCGCAAGCACTGGCAGAAAACGCGCGGCGGGACACCGCTTGGGGATGAAACTTTCGCCATTCTGGATCACATAGAGGCGGTTGCGCGTATTCGCGGGCTGATCGAAGGACAGAAGGACGCGGCAGAATGACTGACGCAATCAAAGACGGCATGACGAAAGCCGAACTGCACGAAGCTGCGGATCAACTCGGAGAAATGAGCGATGCGGCGACGGACATTGACGAAAAGCTTTTCCTCGCACTGGCCGCGCTCAACGCCCGCATTGATGCGCACGCGATCAGAGCACGGGAGGGCCGGTAGATGGAATGGCAGGACGATATGAGTAAAGCGCCGAAGCACACCGACGTTTTGGTTTATCGCGATGATGCCGGTGTCATGTTGGCGCAATTAACGCACATGGCCGACTGGCTGATCGATGAAAATGACGACTGGGAAAAGCTCGGGATATCCGAGGAAGACGCATGGGAGGAGGTTTGGTGGTCGTACTTCGAAAGGGGCGTCTCGCGGATGTCAGATGATGGTGGCGACCCCACCCACTGGATGCCCCTCCCCACACCCCCGGAGAGCGGCCATGAGTGAGAAATTGTATGGCGGTCACACGCTTCAAGAAATCTATGACGTGATGAACCGGTCTGCTCATGGCGGCGAAATTCAATGGGACGAGGAACAGAAGGTTGCCACTGCGGCGCTGCCCGACCTTCTCGGCAGCATCGCCGAACTCACTACCCTTCGCGCAGAGAATGCGGAACTGAGAGAGGCGCTGGACGGGTTGTTGCCAAACTCACTCAAGAGCCGGGACGGCTACTGCTCGATGGATGGCCACATAACCATCCGAGCGTCTTGTGATGAGATCGACCGCGCCCGCGCTGCACTAGCCAAAGGAGAGAAGTGATGGCCCATACGCGCACAAGCGGACCATACAATAGCACGCCGTTTTCTTCATGCTGCGGCATTGCGTCCCAAACCAGCAGCGGGATGCCGGACGACCATTGCCACAAGTGCGGTGAGCCTATGACGCATCACGATGACGGGCTGTCTGCGCGGCGCGCCCAAGTAAAGCCGGGCAACTGCCTAATGTGCGGCAAGCCTGTCGGCAATCCCGCGATCAGCGGCAACTGTCACTGCTAACCCAAGGAGAGAACGATGCATAGAGCCATATCCCGCCTTCTCCGCTTATTCGGATACCGCCGCACCTTTGGCGGATCGGTGGTGAAGATACCGACACGGGAGAAATCGAATGCATGACACACACAAGATTCTCCATCGGAGGCTCATGTCCAAGTTTATCCCTGAACCGAATACGGGGTGCTGGTTATGGACAGGCGGTACAGACAGCAACGGCTATGGAAAGATTATGCTAAATTATAAAGTGTTGGGGGCGCACCGAGTTTCTTGGGAGGTCCACCATGGCCCCATCCCACCCGGTCTCTATGTTTGCCATAAATGTGACGTTCCAGGTTGTGTAAATCCGGACCACCTTTTCCTCGGAACACACCGTGAAAATATGAGAGATAAGATGGCCAAGGGGCGCGCTAACACGCCTTTTGGTTCCCCGCACGCCAACGCAAAGCTTAATGAAAATCAGGTAAGAATAATAAAACGGCTACTTTCTTTCGGCACAGTGGCACAGACAGACATTGCGGCCGCATTTGGCGTTAATCAGCGCACTGTATCAAACATAAAAATCAATAAGGGATGGGCGCATGTGCGCAACACCGGGGCATGCGGTGACCGTGCCGATGTCTATGCAAAATAGGAGATTGAAATGGTGACACAATCGGAAAGCATTAAACACATTGCCGCTGCCATGGCCAAGGTACAGGCCGAAATGAAGGCCGCGACAAAAGACACGAACAACGAGTTTTTTAAGAGCAAGTATGCCGACCTTTCGGAATGCTGGCGTGCTTGCCGCGAAGCCCTGACGGCAAATGGCGTTGCAGTTATCCAGGGTGTTGTTGATGGCAAGATGAACACCACCTTGGCGCACTCATCCGGGGAATGGATGTCAGACGAAGGCGTTCCCCTCTGTGGATACCAGAACGCTAAGAACCCCATGCAAGCCCTTGGTAGCGCCGCCACGTATGCCCGCCGCTACGGCCTTTGCGCGATGGTCGGGATTACCCCCGAGGATGATGACGGCAACGCACTGACGCAGGACAAGCCGCAAGCAGACCCGCGCTTTGTATCCGAGGCCGAAGAAAAGGCCCTGACGAAGCTTATCAAGGACTACGGCGCGGACGGGACAACCCTCTGCGAAGTCTACGGCGTAACGGCTATCTCGGAAATGACCCCCGCAATGGCGAAGGACGCCACGGCAAAGCTTCACAAGAAATATGCACCGAAAGAGGCGGCAGAATAATGGAACAGCGATCAAATGAATGGTTTGCCGCGCGTCTCGGAAAAGTGACGGCCTCTCGCGTGTCTGACGTAATTGCTAAGACAAAGAGCGGATGGGGCGCTGGCCGAAAGAACTACATGAGTCAGCTTCTATGTGAGCGCCTTACCGGGTTGCAGCAGGACAGTTTCAGCAACGCCGCCATGCAATGGGGAACCGAAATTGAACCCCGCGCCCGCGCTGCATACCAGTTTGTAACAGACAACATCGTACAGGAGGTGGGCTTTGTTGATCATCCGCGCATTGGAATGTCCGGCGCGTCACCTGACGGGCTAGTCGGTGATAAGGGGCTGATCGAAATCAAATGCCCTAACACGGCAACACATCTGGACACGCTTCTCAACGGCACCGTTCCCGACAGGTACATCGTGCAAATGCAGTGGCAAATGACATGCACCGGAACGGACTGGTGCGACTTCGTGAGTTTCGATCCGCGCATCGGTCAAGACCATGAATATTGGTGCCAGCGCATCGAGCGCGACGATAAGCGCATCCAGGAACTTGAAGAAATGGTTTCCGAATTTCTCTCGGAACTGGACGCGATGATGGAACAACTCAATCAAAGGAAAGCAGCATGATTATCGCAACAGCAGCAGGGCGTCTCGGAAGGGATGCGGAGTTACGGACCACACAATCTGGAACAGCGGTGTGCAAATTTACCGTCGCCTGTGATCAGGGATTCGGAGACAGGAAAACCACCATATGGGTTCAATGCGTTGTGTTCGGGGATCGGGCCAACAAGTTGAGTCAGTACCTTGTCAAAGGGCTTGCCGTAACGGTCATGGGCGAAGCCAAGCCGGTGTTCTGGAAAAAAAGTGACGGCGAACCGGGCGGCGCGATTGAAATCATCTGCGACAAGGTTGTGTTGCAGAGCAAGTCCGAACGCACCAACGAAGGCGGCATGTACGAAGGCGGCGGCGGTGATGGCCCCCCGGATGACGGCGGTCGCGACCTAGACGACGAAATACCTTTTTAACATCAACCAAAGGAGAAAGAACATGGCACGTACTTGTAAGAGATGGACGGCAAGCGCAGACAGCCTTTTGATCGAATTGAAGGCTATGCGTGTCCCTGCACCTGTTATCGCAAAGCGCCTCGGTCGGACGGTTCCGGCTGTGAACACCAGATATAGCAATCTGAAACTTGACGGCGCTGTTTCTACGGAAGTGGCGGAGAAAAAGGCGACGGTCGCGAAGTCCGCAGATACCGAATTTTTGGTGACGCGACTTATCCGTGCGCTTGACTCCAACACAGCGGCAATGAACCGCCTCGCGGATGAAGCGGAAACCCGGCCGATGATTAAGAGCAACGGTCACGACAGGGGCATGTTGGCGAGACTGTTCGCTTAATGACCGCACTCATCCCCAAGGGCGTAAAGCCCGGACGCATCAAGCGCAAGGAATGCAAATGCCCCGAGCATCTTGCTTGGGTTGGGTCTATGCCCTGCTGCGTCACGGGGATGAGGCCGGTGTCCGTACATCACCTGATCCATTACCGGATCAAGGACAAGGTGGGGCGGCGGGACGATAAATACGTCATCCCCATTCTCAAGGAATACCACGACAACTCGCGTGGGGTGCATGGCCCGGAAACAGAAGTCCCGTTTCTGGAATCCCGAGGCGTTAACGGCTTGGAAGTGGCGCTGGACCTGTACGAGCGTTCACCGTTTAAGGAGAAACTGGCATGACCGCAAAGCGATTTATTCTCCGCAACGCAGACGTGGTAGCGACCGCCCTTAACTTCATACGGGCGATAAATATCAACCCCGATGAATTGGTTGAAGTCGTGGTTAAGCCCTACAAGCGCAATCGGTCCCTTGAGCAGAATGATACCTACTGGATGATCCTGACCGATATCGGCAATGAACTTGGATATACGAAGAACGACATGCACGAGTTTTTCATGCGCGAATATCTGCCGCCCCGCTCGATTGAAGTCAACGGTAAGGTGATGGAAGCGTATTCCACTCGCGAACTGAAAGTTGGGGAAATGAAAGATTACCTGGACCGAATTGTTCAGTGGGCAGCGGAACATGGAATACAGCATCGCCACCCCGACGATTACGGACGTGTGGCATGACAATCGAAACACTGGAACAGGAGGCGGCGTGATGGGAATAACAGTTGAGCAAAGACGATATCGAGCAGCCGAAGAAGAACGAATAAGCGGAGCAATGACAACACTGGAACAGGAGGCGGCGTGATGGGAATAACAGTTGAGCAAAGACGATATCGAGCAGCCGAAGAAGAACGAATAAGCGGAGCAATGACAACACTGGAACAGGAGGCGGCGTGATGGACGAACGTGACGAGCTAATATTGGAGATTATGGCGCTGGCATACGCAGTTGATCAACGAACGGACTACTGTGTTTTTTGCGAATTTTCCGGTCATGTCGAGATGTTGAGTATCAGCGTTCGGGAGAGCCGCGCCCGCTGGCAGAACGAAATCGCTGGCACCGAGTTTTACGTGAACGGCAAGTTCGAGCCGGACGACAATTTGAAATGGCTGAAATCTAAGCGCGACCACCTTCGGCACATTCTCGACACCAACGACGTTGACACCGGGGCAATGGAGCAAGTTGTCGTGCAGTCAGTTGAGTACGCATTTTAACCCCTCACCCCCGCCAAGGGTGCGGACGCAGGGATACGGCAACAACATCTGACTATGAAAGGCGTTTTTAGATGGTACATGCACATTCAAATTCAAAGCGGGAACCGCTGCGCGTCCGGGCGGGGAACGTTTCAATAAAACTTTGACACATCGCCCGAATTGTGCGAACGTTAACCTGCATCACAAAATACCGAAGAGTCGGGATTATGAAACATAAGGTTTTGAAATGCTGATTGGATATGCGCGAGTTTCGACAGAAGATCAGAAGATGGATTTGCAGGTTGACGCCCTGAAAAACGCTGGGGTTTCTGATGATTACATCTTTATGGAACAAATTTCAGGCGTCAAATCAAACCGACCAGAACTTGAAAATTGCTTGCGCGTCTTGCGCAGGGGTGATGTTTTGGTGGTTTGGCGTCTTGACCGTCTTGGGCGGTCTTTGATTGAGCTGGTGACGATAGCACAACGTCTGGCTGAAATGGAAATAGAACTTCGGAGCCTGACAGAAAGCATTGACACGACGACAGCCGGTGGCCGCTTGGTGTTCAACGTATTCGCTGCGGTCGCACAGTTTGAACGGGACATTATCAGCGAACGGACCAAGGCCGGGCTTAAGGCGGCGCGGCTACGGGGCCACAAGGGGGGCAGGAAGCCCAAGTTAACCGACAAGCAGCGTCATGCCCTATTTAAGCTTCTCGACGATCCTACGTACACCCAGACCGATGCAGCGGCCATGTTTGGCATTAGTCGCGCCACTGTCTATCGCGAGCTTAAAATGCGGAACGCGCCAAAGGAAAAGAAAGAATTAGACCGTTTAGAGCGCCGCCATCAGGCGCTGGAACATCGAAGTTAGAAACGAGCCTCAATCGGCCTTTAGGCCCTGTTCCCCGGATGTCTAACAGCCGGGGTTTCGGGGTGAAAATATTGGGTCATTGGACCAAAGGAAAAAGGAGATCGTCATGCACTATCGGGGGTAATGCCCCGGCCAAGGCCCGAGCCGGAAACGGTGGCGGGCCTTTGGGGTAGATGACGACACAGGAGCGTGAATTGAATTGGAGAAACTACGTGTCCTTGACCTGTTTTCCGGTATCGGCGGTTTCAGCCTCGGCCTTGAGCGGACGGGCGGATTTGAGACGGGCGCGTTCTGTGAGATTGAGCCATTTCCAAGGGCAGTTTTACGCAAGCATTGGCCGGACGTGCCAATCCATGAGGACGTGAGGACGCTGCAAGGCCATGAGTACGGACCAATTGACGTTGTTTGCGGGGGATACCCCTGCCAGCCGTTTTCCAACGCCGGGGAGCGCAGAGGCACGGAAGATGACCGCCATCTCTGGCCGGAAGTGTATAGGATCGTGGCTGCCGTCCGGCCGACTTGGTGTCTGTTTGAAAATGTTGCTGGGCACATCACGCTGGGCCTCGACACTGTGCTTTCTGACTTGGCGGCTGGGGGTTACGCCGCGCAATCGCTTGTTGTTCCGGCTTGTGCCGTCGATGCCCAGCACCGTCGCGACCGCCTCTGGATTGTGGCCAACCCCGAACACGTTTGGATACAGGAGCGACGGAGAGGTAAGGATTTTGGCAAGGAAGCTCTCGGATCGAGCGGAATTTGTGGCGATGACGGGTCATGCCGCGAACAGCAAGCGGGAGCGATTTTGGCCGACGCCGGGAGCAGCCGACAACCGGGATCGGGGCCATATCGGAATGCCGGCGATCCAGCGCCGGCAGGCGAAGGGGAAGCAACTCAACCTTTCGATGGTTGTGTCGAACAAGTCTGGTGCCCTGAACCCGACGTGGGTCGAGTGGCTCATGGGGTTCCCAACCGGGTGGACCGACTTAAATGCCTCGGAAATGCCGTCGTCCCGCAAATCCCCGAAATCATCGGCCGGGCGATCCTAGAGGCTGAGAGAGCGAACGATTGAGGAGCATTAAGCGGTCACGTCGTCGCACCGCGTTCTAAGCCGACGACACATTCAATGGAGATAGAACCCATGAGTAAAGACGTTGAAAGATTGATTGAGAAGGCCCGCGATGAAAGCGACCCATTACACGCGATGCAGTTTGCACAGGCGGCGCTCAATGCAGCGAACGCCGAGCGCGTGATGGTCGACACCAAGCAGGCCGACAAGAAGTAGTGAAACCGCTGGCGGTGGTCGGTGACTGCCGCCAGCCCTAATTCGAGGGATTGAGAGACGCGGGCCGCTCAGATACGCGCCGCCGACTGACGAGCCTTTGGAGGGCGATGAAATGACGCCAGAGCAGATGCAAGCCGATATTGATTTTCTGTTATTGCGGGCGGGATCAGCCGGGTCGTGTTCGTTCACCAGCGACCGGTGGACTGGCATGAGCAGTAACGCGATTGTTTCTCTCGCATACGGCGGTGAGCAAAAAGCGATGCCATTCGACCGAAGCGACTACGCCGCCTGTGTTCGGACGGTCCGGCGGCTTCCGAAACACCGCAAGACGCCCGCCGTGATGGAGGGGCTTCGCAAGGCCAAAGAGGCGTATCTCGCCAGATACCCGCACCATCGGAACGCAGCATAATCGAGCCTTTGGAGGGCGATGGAATGAAGATTGTTTTGACCACTGACGATATTCGGGCCGCGCTGGCGGCACACATCCACAAACTAACCGACGATCTGTTTTCCGGACAAAACATGTCCCTCGGATACTTCGATATTCGCCTCGAAGACGGTAGCGACCCGTGCGTTGTCCTGGGGATCGAAAATATCGAGTACCACGTCGAAATCGAAGACCAGTAACGAGGCTCAGAGACACATGGCGGTAAAGATCATAGAGGGCGATTGCCGGGAACGGCTTCAAGAGATTGAGGCCGACACGGTGCATTGCTGCGTATCGTCGCCGCCATATTTCGGGCTGCGTGATTACGGCATTGACGGGCAGATCGGCCTTGAACAAACGCCAGAGGAATTTATATCCGGCCTGGTCGGCGTATTTAGTGAGGTTCGCCGCGTTCTTCGCGAAGACGGGACACTCTGGCTTAATCTTGGCGATAGTTACTGGACGGCCAAAGGTGCGAGCTGCGGCGTTGACCCAAAACAGAAGGCCCGCCGTGGATTTGCCAGGCCGCAAGATCGGCCGGCGCCAATGGGGATTAAGGGCAAAGACCTAATCGGCATTCCTTGGATGGCGGCTTTCGCACTTCGCGCTGACGGCTGGTTTCTGCGCTCTCATATCGTTTGGCATAAACCTAATCCAATGCCGGAAAGCGTGGCTGACAGGCCAACCAGCGCCCATGAAAGCCTGTTCCTGCTGGCGAAGTCGTCACGGTACTACTACGACGCCGATGCAATCCGCGAGGCCGAAAGCGTGCCAGATTGGGATGATGGTTCGCGGGTGTTCGGCGGGGCCAATAAGCACGGTGCAAATGTGAAGCACGGCGCCCGCACGACGGGCCGCGTTGCCGAGAAGCGCAAGCGGGGCGTGCCGCCGCGTCATTCTCAATACGAAAGCAGCGATCAATCAGGTCTCGACAAGGTGCCGCGTGGCGCCGGCCGCAATAAGCGGAACGTCTGGACGGTGGCGACCCGGCCTTTTGCCGAGGCGCATTTCGCGACATTCCCGCCCGGCTTGATCGAGCCGTGCATTCTTGCCGGCTGCCCGAAAGGCGGAACCGTCTTGGACCCGTTCGGCGGTGCCGGCACAACCGGGCTTGTCGCGGATCGGCTTGGCCGGGATGCGTTGCTGATCGAATTGAACCCTGAATATGCCGCAATGGCCCGCCGGCGGATTTCCGGCGATGCGCCTTTGCTGGCCGATGTGTCGTGAACGAAATCAGGAGGGTGACATGAAAACTAGGAAAGTCCCGGTTTGGTATCTCTTGGAAAAAGAACGCCGTGAGCGCATCGAGCGGGCGCGGCATGTATCAACTGCCAACTGACGAGCGAGGTTTTTGAGATGACGAATTTCATTCTCGGGTACGGCGTTGGTGTCGTGATGACGCTGATCGCTCAATTGATGTTCTGACGGGGGGCGGAGTCTGACGCATGGAGCGCCCAGAGGATAGAGACGAAATGGATCGCCCAGCGACCGATATGCGACCGAGAAGCAATCAAGGGCTAGCCGTTTCCAGCTAAGCCCTTGATTTTATTGGTACGCGCTACAGGGGTCGAACCTGTGACCTACTGATTAAAAGTCAGGCACCGAGCGCTATGATAAGAACACTTTTAGTAG